CTGAGAGTTCAAAAGACGCTCTAGCTTGAAGTACTGGTCATGCCCAAGAGTGATAAGTTTTGGCTCACCACCATTGGTTCGGATGGTCTGAATACAGTCATCCAAGAGGTTCAGAGAGAGGTCACGCCCTGTACCGTCGTTGTCCTTAACTGTAGCTGCTGCATTCCAAGAACCGGATGTGCGGTCAGCGTAAGTAAGGTCGTAAGCTCGAACACCACCGTTAGCGGCGAAGTTAGAGTTTGAGTCGTAGTTACCACCAATTGCTTGACCGTCAACAGCGACGATATCATCAATTGAAGTGAAACCAGCACGACTGTAAATCGCAATACCGTCTCCGTCTGCAACCGCAGCAGAGGTGGTAGCGTGAGTAATAACACCAGTTGAAGTGTTTACAGCCGAAACTGCTACACCTGAAGTGTTAATCCAGTCGTTAGCCGAAGTGTCCCAAACTGTAAGGTTGTCACCAATTTTAATGTTGGCAGCGACCGAAGCAGGAACAGTAGTGGTAGTTGTGCTACCAGCGGAAGCAACGAATCCAGAACCAGCCATCAGTTCCTCGTTGATTTCCTTTACGTGGTCAAGCTGTGCATTCTCGTTCTCCATGGCAAGAACGTCTCCAATACCACCTTCAAGCTGCGCTGTGAAGACTGACTTCACTGATGCACCGAATGTGGTTGAAACGATTCGAGGCAAGCTCGATACCGTCTCAATGTTGGATACGTCTACCGTTGGGAGGCTACCTGTTTCAGTGACAGGGCGGGATCGGCTTGATCCACGGTCTGTCCTGATACGCCAACCAGCAGTACTTCCCCAAACAGTTCGGGGAATAGCGTTGAAGAAGCGAGTTTGGTTATTTAGAGCTTGCCATACCTTGCGTCCATAAGTTGTGTTGAAAATGCCTGTAGCAGAATCAACAGTGAAGTAAGACTGCTTTTGCAGATACTCAGGCCCGAATACGGAATTATACAAACCCCGTTGGGACTGAGCAAGATACTCACTTAGTGAAGGATTAGCCATCTTTTAATCTCCCATTTCTCGTTCTAGTTGTAATTTAAAGTAGTTCCTTAGGAACCCCGGCAGTGTCACCAGACTGAATCTTCAACTGGAGAGTTCGTAGTTCCCCGTATGAAAGATTAGCGAGTTGATCAACCGTATCGCCCTGATCAACAGACTTCACAATTGGAGTTGTACCGTCTGTGCCAAGTGCTTGAATTTGTGGAGCGACTAATCCGCGCTCTTCTCGGAAGCCCATCTTGCGAAGTCGAGCTTCAGAAGCTTCTTCAACAGACTTCTCGATGCCCTGTTCAAACGAAGCAAGCTGCTTGCGGAGGGAATCAAGTTCCTTCTGCATTGACTTCATTTCGTCGTCATCGTCATCATCGTCGTCTGCATCATCAGCCTTGTACTTCATGGCTTTTGTAGCGTCTTCATCCTCTTCGTTGTCGTCAGGGGTGTCAGCTTTGTCCATGTCGTCGTCCTCATCTTCGTCATCGTCATCGGCTTTAGCCATAGCTTGAATAGTGTTCTGTTGCTGTTCAATCTTTGATGAGATGTTAGCAGCAGACTCGGAATCGTCAGCCGTAGCTGCACTTCCTCCGGTAGTCTTTGCTTTTCGCTCGCCACCATTTACATCCATACCTTGATCAGCCTTTAGAATACCAGCAACCTCTGCTGCCAATTCCTTAACCAGTGCAGCTTTTTCAACCGCCTCTTCTGCGTCTGCTTCTTCTTCCTCTGCCTTTAGAAGCCGTGCATCCATTTTCTGGAGTACTTCGGCAACAGCAGAGAGAGCAAGGCCATTACCTTCTAATGCCTTCTCAATGCGTTCAAAATCCTCAGCCATAAGAGTTTCCTCCTGTATTTCCATTCCAGTTCTATTTTATCCTTGTACGGTTGGTCTAAGCCACCCCCGACCATACGAAAAAAACGTCGTAGTACATTTGTTCTAGACGTTTTATTATACTATTATTTTGTGAAAAACCTACGTATATTGTGATATTCGTATTTAATCCGTATTTCCACTCGTGGAACCACTCTCAAGTAAATGTAATATCTCATTTCGGTAGTCATACATAGGGACTTGGAGTAGCTTTTTAAGCTTCTCACATTGCGTTCCTTCAGGAATAGAAGCCTCTACTAAATCTAAAATCTTACCTACCATTCGTGAGTGCCTTTGCATCACGTATTCTTGTTCTTTACTTACCTTTGTTACGTCCATTACTTCCCCCCAGTTGTTTAATAATCTATCTAGTTAAGCCTACAACAGACATGAACTTACCTATTGTTCCGCTATCACTAAGCACTGTATCTATCGCTCTGGTCATAAAATTATCATCCGCAGTGTATGAAAAACTACTTGAGGTCTGAATATTTCCAGTCGCTCTAATAGGTCTTACCCCCATAGGTCTCATGTGTTCCTTAACCGTCGTTTGCTCACCTGAGGGTAAACGTCTTTGATGTTGCCTAACTACGTATTTATAATTAGGGTCTGTTTCAGAGTCACCCATAAGGTTTGATGCATAAGGAGCAGAATACCGTATAGTAGCACCGTCACCTGTATACGTTAAAGAGCCGCTTTCTTTTAATGCCCCGGAACGTACCGGGACAGTTTTCTGCGACTCATTAAAGATACGCCCTACAACTTCTTGTACGACAGTGAGAAGTGATTTCTTTAAGTTTGTAAGCTCCTGATCATCCATAGTATTTTTATTATACTATATTGCAGCCCCAAACTTCTGGGATTGTGGATGCAAACTGACTGTCAGAAGAATCAAATTTATCTAAACGTATAATTTCTTTACCTACATTCCCGTGTTCAGGATGCCAATAAGTAACTAAATGCTTAGGTGGGGAACTTACATGAAGTCTATTAGTGGTAAATTCGTCTGAGCCTTTCATGGTTCCACATATGTACAAGGCTCCTGTGCCAATATCTATCTCATCTATGCGGTGGAAATGCCCAATCATAACATCATCGAAGTGCTGTTTATCAGCCCATTCTTTATTCTGTTGTTGAAGACCACGCATTTGCCCGACCATTCTAGTAAAGCTAGCGGAACTACCGCCCCCAGAAATAGAATCACCATGCATAATTAAGACGTTCCGTCCTGCAACCTTAAAGATTGTACTGAAGTTTTTAGGGATATGGAACTCAATGTTTTTCTGTTTAGCACAAAAAGCAGCAACCCATTGATACATCATGTGATCCCAGTCCATGTACTTATCTTTAGCTGGAATTTTCCTAGTCATACGACCGTGGTTTCCCACAACCGCTACAACACGAATCTTATCAAAATGTTGAGCAAGCTTAGTGACCGCTTGACCAATTAAGAACGCTCCGTTCATCATCTGTTCCATGCAGTTTCCTATATTAGTCCTAGCTAATTCTTCATGGATATCCCCGCTAACCATATCACCAAGCATAGGGATGATTAATTCGTCTACATCTGCAATGTTGCGTCGGTAATTAGCCAATAAGATAACTTGCTCTACCCAACCATACAAACGTTTGTTAAAGATATCTAAATCGTAGGAGTTGATTCCCGTGGTTTGATCAAAAACAACACGGTCACCAACGTGAGTGTCGGTAAGGGGGGCAACCATTGTTTGAGGCTGGCTCCCCCTAATTGGCTGTTGCTTGCTATTTTCTGTTAACTTCTTATAGTATGGTGACCGGCTTCTAATTTCAGGTAACGCTTTAGTATTATCTCTAATAGCCTCAATAATTAATTCTTTTTTACTGCTATCTTTGATAGAAGACTGGTACAGCTTCTTATAGTATGCCGCCTCCGCCTTATATGTAGCTACCTTTTTGTCCTGTTTAACCTTCTCGTCAACCCAGAAGTTGGCATCATTTAGAACGTCATCTTCAGATTCCCACGGCGATTCTTCCGGTAACTCTGGGGCAAGTTCGTCTGCCATATTAGCCGCAGCTTCATCTATAATTAGATCAATTTCTGAATACCCCTCCCTGTCGTACCATCGTTGAATAGTACTGCGGTGTACGTCTATTCCATATTTTCCTGACAGCCAGTCCCTCAGCCCCGTCCACGTAGCCCCCGCTCTCCTCATCTTCACCAACATTGGTTTTAGTTGTTCTGGAATCGTCATCTATCCTCAGCTTTCTATATTCTAAATATATAACCATACCACACATTATACACGACAATTCCTCGTCGTCAAGTTTCAGGGTTCCTGAACATTTTGGACATGCGGTATCGTTTACTATGTTACTTCTATTCGGCACCCATTCTCCTCGCTTGACTCTTTAAAAACTTTTGGAACTCATACGCCGGTATTTCCATAGGGTGTTTGTATGCGTTCGGGGTTTTTAAAAGATTAAATATATATTTCGTAAACCACTTAAACTTACCCATTATCTCTTGATCTATTGCATGATATGTTTCATGTGCAAACATACCGAATTCATATACAGTTGCTTCAACGTCTCCATACTTACTTTGAAACTTCTCCATTACCACTGGGTAATTAGGGGTGTAGTAAATAGTTCCCCATATAGTTATACCTTCAGGTTTAGACGGAAGTTTCCCCGCAAGTTTACCCACTAGAGATTTTTTTACTACTGGTGGTAAATACTCCGGTCTGCCTTCCTCCGTAAAAATATTGGGGTACGTCCCAAATTCTTTATGTAGTTCCATTCTTAGGGTTTTTACCCACCCCACAGGAAATTTTTTTTCGTAGTCATAAGTTTTTGCCATGTTAGCCATCCAATCATAATAATTGTAAATGCTCTAACTTGTCTATAATTAACTGTTTCGATACGGCTCCAACGGTTCTGCCAAGATTTTCTCCATTTTTAAAGAAGAGTAACGTAGGAATACTCCGTACATCATATTGTACAGGAGTTTCATTATTGTGGTCTATATCAATCTTAGCAATTTGTATAGACTCTTTATATTCAGTATCTAGCTCCTCTAGTATTGAAGCTATTTGTTTACATGGGCTGCACCACTCTGCCCAAAAATCAATAATAACTGGTGCGGTTGTAGAAGAAATGTACTCTTTAAAATAAGCATCATCTATAGTTTGAATCATTATTTACCACTTTATTTTATCGGCCCAATATGCGGCAGACATTTTGCCACGTTTTATATTTTTTGCGTGTCTTGCTTTAAAAGCTTTTCGCCTTGCTTTGTCAGCCTTGCTATCAGACTTTTCCGCCTTACCTTCACCACTCACCCCTTGTTGCCCAAATCGGATAAGTTTTGTTTTCTTACCTTCTTTTGCGGCAACCGCATGTGATTTCTTCGCATGTTTAGGAGTGCGTTTAGGTTTATTATACCCAGAAAAAGTTTCTCCTGAGTACACAATATTTTTTAGTATTTCTATTGCATCGTTATAATCCATTATTTATTCTTTCCTATAGCCGAACCAGTTAGTAACGCCCCAAAGGATAGGTGGAACAACCCACCACCCTTGAGTGTAAATGGCTCGTGTTGACTTACTAGCTTCTTCAGATACTCCATTTGTACCATCGGGTCTTCTATCGCTTGTATATGCGCCATGTAATCAGCTAAGTTCAGCCCCATTCTTGCAATTCCGTAGTAAACCGGAACAACCATAAAGTCGTATATGCAAATCACTAAGTAGGTGATAAGGGCTGTCCATCGCCAATAATCTCGCATTGTTGCCTACTTGACTGAGATTGGAACTTCTGTGTTGCCTGTTAGTGTCGAGCCACTAATCTTCACAGTGTCCGCAATGATGAAGTCTGCTGAATCAATACCAGTACCAGAACCAATTTGGCTATTAGTTACCGTCACTGTTCCTGCTTTGATGTGGTCAAGCAGTACAGGGAAGCCATAGGAACTTACATTCTTGATATGCAGCTTACGGCATTGTGCGCTAGTCGCTGCGTCAATGTGGATTCGGTCATAATCTGACCCACTAATCTCTGGAATGTTTACAGTTCCACGAGTTGAGTTCAGTGTTACATCTACAATACCGTTCGCCAACGTCGGGCTGAATGAGTTACCGTCAGCCTTGTTGTTCTGTACGATTAGGTTGTAGACTTCAGCGTTGCTGATAGTCAGCGACGGAGCGGTAAGGTTGTCTATTAGAACCTCATCGCACTCAATCCATACCGAAGCCCCGCCCGTCGTTATTTCTAGCGAGTAGGTAATTCCTGTGGTGGCACCAACTTCTAGGTCATCAATGATAATGTCAGATATTCTTGCACCACCGATGTTCAGCTTCAGCGTTTGAGTATCTGCGGCATCACTGCCTTTGATATCCGTACCAATCCCAACATACTTATCCCCTGCTTCTACGGTATATTCAGCAGCCATAGGGAACTGTTTAGTTTGTTCTACACCCACAGCAGCGAAGGCAAT